CTTGCGGGAGACTTCAACCTTGGGTGCCTCAACAACACCTTTCTCACCCAAAGACTCCAAAAACACCTGAGGCGTGGTACCAACATTGGAGACCTTGGTTACACGATATTTGCCGCGAACTAGGACATCTTCCTCCTTGAGGTCTATGCCTTCGGTGCCCATTGGGACGTGCTGCTGTGAGCCCGTGAGCTTTAACAGGACGCCCTTGCCACTCGGAGACACTTCAGCGAAGCGTTTACCAGTTTGTAAGTTCTTGGAGGCCGGTCCAACAGCCAGGTCTATAGTATCTCCCTCTTTGAGATTTCGTAGTTTCTCCACATAGGACTGCGCAGACTTGACGACGCCGGAGGGCTTCTCACCCACCAGATAATTGTGCCCACTACCAACCTTGGTCTCGCTGGCAAATAGGCCCCTGTAGAGTGTGGCCTCCTTAAACGGAGCCTTCTTAACTATATCAACGGCCTCCTTGGCAGCTTCTAGCTGATGAGGTTCTAGCCTCCCGAATTGCTCGGGGTCTACCCCGGAGTCAATTAGACGGGCTGCGGCGGCGATTTTGTGGTCAGCGCTAAGGGCTGCGATGCCCTTCTTGCCTCTGGAACCTCTAAGGTCCTCTTTGACGGGCTCGGGCGCTGGCTTAGCCACTGGGGCCTTGGGCTCCACTTTGGGGGCCTCTACGGGCTTCTCAGGCGCTTTGGCAGGCTCTTTAGGCTGCTCCACGGGCTTGGCTTCGGCCTTCTTACCCAACTCCTCCGCAACCAATCGGCTGGCCTTGGCCTCACGGTCCAGATAGCCAATGCGACTTTCTAGCTCCGCCGGACTGGGCTTAGCGAAATGCGAGGTGCGGGGTTTGCCCATGATGGCATTCAACCAGGCCTGGGTTTGTGCGGTGCCCTGAGCCCTAGGCTCGCCAGCGGGACCCTCGGTAACGCTACCCATCTTTCCAGCAATTTGTTTCTTACCCGTGGCAGCCGTGAGCAAGCTGAGCGCACTGGTGGCGCGCTCCTGCTGCTCATCCGTATACTTACCACCCGCCGCTTGAATGTCCATGAGGACCTTCTGCAGGTCCGATTTGGCCTTCTTGATGCCTTCGGCCACATCTGGGAACTTCTGGGTCAGGTCCTTCATCTTATGACCCACTTCATCCCGTCCTTGGACTTCCTTCATGCTCCGACCACGGATGAGGTTCCAGAACTCTGCTAGCTCTTGGGGATGCTCACGAACGATTTTGGGTTTGGCCTTGCCAGTGACACCCGGTTTGCCACCGAAGTGGGTGCCACTAAAGACCTCTGAGGCCTTTTGGCCTGGAACGCGGGGGCTGGCGAGCTTCTCCCTAATATAGCTATCCAGGTCTTTAACGTCCTGCATCTCACGCACATGCTTGACGGTGGCTTCGGCCCGGTTGGCCCGCTTGCTGAACTCCTCGGCCAATTCGGGTCTATTTTCTTTTTTGGCCGCATCCAGGGCATCATAGAACTCATCGGTCCGGCCAGGCGTCTTCAGGAACCGAGTTAGCGTTTGGTGGAGTGGATGCTCTCTGGGTTGGCCCTGCGTTACGCCTCTGGTGGCATCCTCGCGGGCCAATTGAGCCTTGGAGGCCAGGTATTCATCTCTAGCCTTGGCATGCTCCTGCATCTTGGCCTTATCGCCGCCCTTGGGCATCTGGGGCTCACCCCGGGCCACGATTTCACGAGCCTGGTCGGAGGTACGGGGGCTGGGCTTCTGGGCTTGCTTAAGCTCTTCCCGGGCCCGTTCGGGCTTGGCCTGCAATTCGGGACTCAGCTGCTCGCTCTTGATGGCGCCTCGGTGCTCCTCGGCTCGCTGCCTGAGGGCCTCCTCGCTGAACTTGGCATCGCTTACGCTAACGCCTCCGCCTTTAACGGTATCTCTGAAGCTGTGCACACCTCCGGCATAGCCATCATAGACCAAGCCGAGCTTCTGGCCCATGACCACGGGGTCTACCTTGCGGTCTATGAGCTGCTTGCGACCCGATTCAATCTGTTGAGAGCGACGAGCTTCCAATCCACCTACCGCTGGGGTGCTTGGTAGGGGTTTCCGGGCTGCACCAGTGGGGGCTTGGGCTGCGGCGGGGCCTGGAAGGGGCTCAGCGGGCCTGGGGGCGGCTGGGGCCGTGGGGGTGGGTTGAACGGTCGGGGTCGGGGCATTCGTGGCTCCTGGAGCCTGTGGACGCTTCTGAAGGGCCTCTGTGAGGCGGGCACGGGCAGTTGTTCCACCAACGTCGCGAGCCTGGGTTTGACCAGCCGTACTGGTGCCTACCGCGCCTCCGGCTGCCGGTGCGCCTTCCGAGGCTCCGCCTGTGGGCTGTCTAGGGCCAATTTGAGGCTTCTGGCTGGGTGGCGCAGGCCGTTGGGTGGCCATGGGCTGCGGTGCGGCCTCACGTTCACTGGGTCGGGCTCCAGACATGGTGGCCCTCTCCCGGATGCTCTTGCCCATGCCATGGCCCATGAGGGCCGCAAAGCCCGGATGCAAAAGCGACTGCTGAATGTTCTCCGGGGTGGGCTGCTGAATGGCCTGCTTGATAGCCCCGGGTGTCTGGGCCAACTCAGAAGCCGCAAAGGCGCCCCCGATATAAGGCGTGGCTGCCCCACCCGTTAGGGCCTCGGCCGCGGCGGAACCCACACCAACCGGAGATTGCGCGAAGTCCAGCACTCCAGCGCCCAGTTGGGCCGTATCGGCTGCCATACCCCTCAGGCCACCCTGCTGTTGCCAATTCTGAATGTGGGGCTGCAGGGCCTCCTGTGCGGAAGGATAGCCAAAGAATTTAGAGATGGGTTCCGAGGCCATACCCCAGGCCTGCCCAGGTGACATGGAGGGATGCGGTTGGGGGGGCTGTTGCGACGGCGGAAACATGAAGGGCGATTGCGTCTGAGGCTGGTGGGCCTGCGCAATGGCCTGTTGGGCTCCGGCCAAATCACTGATGGGCGCCTGAAAACGCAACTTATACAAGCTGGCCTTCACCTCGGGTGGCGCATCCAGCCCACGAAAGGCCTGAATGAAGTCCTCCTGAGATTTGGCACCCTGATAGGTCCTATAGATATTGGCCTTCATTTCGGGCGCAATCTGGAGAGGTCTGAGGATGCCCACCACGGGGTCCGCGCCGACCTTCTGGAGATTATTGGTCTCAGGAGTTGCGGAGCCCGCCGGCATGGTCTGCGGTGGAGCTGCACTGGGCGCAGATGCAGCGGGGGGCGCCTGAGACTGTGTCTGGGGCGCCCCTGCGGTGTTCTGTGGAATGGGCAGATTAACCTGCTGTGGCAGTGGGGGCATTAGTTATTGGTTGGGCTGCGGAGGCGGGGCATTCCGCCAGAAATCTGGACTAGTGGGGTCCGGAGCTGGCGCGGTGGCCTGAGCGCCTGGCCCGCCAGTTCCACCCGGACGAGAGGCCTGTCCGCCACCCGGACGGGGTTGGGCGTTCTGGGGCGCACCGGGATTTATTACATTAGCCTGGCCCTTGGGGCCTTGGCTCTTGTCGATGGCCTGTAATTCACCTTGCCAGGCATCATGCATGACTTGCATCTGGCGGCCAATGGCATCCATTGTGGCCTTGTCGCCCTTTTCCGATGCCGCAATGTAATCCTGTGAGAGCTTCATCCAGTCCGCATTATAGCGGTCGTTGGTGTCTTTCTTCTGTTGGTCGTAACGCTTGCCCTGATTTGTTCCTGCACCAATATTTGCTACATCACGCTTGGCACCGGCTCCTATATTTGCGACCTTTTCCCGTGAGCCCGCGCCAGTCTGGGCCACCTTCTCTCGGGACTCGGCTCCAATGCCTGCAACCTTCTCCCGGCTTGCGGCGCCAGTCTCGGCTATGCCCTGAGCCCCAGCGGACTTGGCCTTGCTGAATTGCGAGACCATGTTGGGGTCATAGGGCTGGAAGCTGGGCGGGGCCTGGTTCTGAAACTGTTGCTGGCCCTGGCCCGGAAACATATCACCCATGAGGGGCTGCGTGCCCATACCAGCGCTTCGGGGCGATTGGCCCTGCATCTCCGGCGGAACGGGCGTGCCATGGCCGGGCATGATAAGACCATAGGGCGTTTGCGTGGGTTTCTGCTGTTGCATGCTTTGGGCATTTTGGGCCAAGCCCTGACGGTCCTGTTCCATTTTGCTCAGCAAATCCAGCAGCTGCTGCTTACGGCCAAATTCCGCCGTGGGCATTTGCTGCCCAATCATCTGCATGGGCGCCAGCATCTGGCGAACCTGGAACTGCCTTTGCAACTCCGGGCCGCCCATCATGCCTTGCATCGCACGGGTCATACCGGAGCCCGCACCGGATACCAGGGGTGCCTCTGGCGTGGCCGCAACATTGGCCATAGCTCCCGACAACGCATGGCCCAACTGCGGATGGCCCTGCATGAAGCTGTTGGGCAAAAAGGGACTCTGCCGCATCTGCGAGGGGTCAAAATGGATGCCCCACTGCTGCAGCATCTGCTGCATGTGCGGGCTCTGCATCATGCCCATCAGCTGTTCGGGCGAGCCGCCAAACTGCGGCGAGGTCATACCTTGTGTGTTCGTGGGCTGCTCCACTTCGCCCATAAGCCGGCTCATGGCCGGCAGATAGCTCATTGAATCGCCGTAAGGCATAGTTTATCCCACTCCAAACATAGAAGGCACCTGGCCGCCGGTCATCATGGGGTTGATGCCACCGTATCCGCCTAGGCCACCCATTTGGCCCATTGGACCACCGGCCATTCCGCCGCCTGGCATCTGGCCGCCGAAGGGGTCGCCGCCAAAACTGCTGGGCCAGGCCGAACCCGGTCCATTGGGCGTAAAGCTAGTGGGGCCACTGTTGGCTCCGCTGTAGTTCATGGGGCCACTGCCGCCATGACCACCAAACAGGCTGGTTAGACCACCCAAACCGCCCATGCCTGTGAGGCCGCCCAGGGCTGCTCCGGCCAATTGGGGCAACCATGTGCCCGTCCCAGAAGTCGTTTCGGTTTGCTTGCCGCCGGTCTGAAGGGGTCTAAAGCCCGCCGCCAGCTGCATGGCACCCTGTTGCATGCCCAGGGCATTCTGCACGGGATTGAGGAAACCCAATTGGCTCTGCAAACCGGTGTTGGCCCGGCCCTGGTTTTGTTGTAGTTCCAAGCCCGCAGGCGAGCTGGCTCCTCCGGCCATACCGGAGCTCATCATATTTCGGAGCAAATCGGACATCTGGGTGCCGCCCAGATTCTGGGCCTGCCGGGTACCCATCTGCTGCTGGGTCTGGAAGAAGGGATTGCCAAAGGGGTTGTTGATGTAGTTGGCCGTCACATTTCCAAGCCCACCGCCCTGTTGACCACCTTGCTGGCCACCGCCTGGGAACTGCATAAAGCTGGGCTGTCCGCCACCGAACTTTCCACCACCCATGCCGCCGGGTGCGCCCTGGGGTCCGCCAAAGCCCGCCCCGGGTCCAAATCCACCCCCACCGCCCGTGCCTGGCCCCAGCATGGCCTGCATGGTGCCCATACTGGTGGGGTCGTAGGTATTCTGTTGCGTGTCAGTCTTTTGAGTCGACATGAACTAAGCTCCGTCCAAAGCGCAATTCCGGTCCCTTACTTTGCTGCACCGCGCCCCACTCCTTAACAATTTTTGCGTAGGCCTCGTCTTCGGCCCCGACATTAAAGAAATAGTGGCCCACATTGGCGCCAATCAGGCGCTCCTCCAGGCCCCAAATAAACAGGGCCTTGTGCTTGGCCGGCAGGCCCTCGGCATAATACACGGGGTCCACCTCCAATACGGTCCTCAGGACTGCCAAGCTGGTTTGGCCCTTCTGGTGGTCCAGGGCCAGCACCGAGCCCCCGCCCAAATCCGAGCCCTTCCTAATCCTCTCCACCTCTTCGGGCGTTGCGGCCCTTATATGATTCAGCATCACTTTGCCCCCTTTGAAAAGTGAAATGCCCATTCCAGAACGCTCCACAGGCCGGCGCCTATGGCTCCAATTACGGCAAAACCGCCTATCACGCGATTTTGGTGGGCCTCCAAATCCGTTACGCGCTGGACTATACCGGGCTGGCCGTTTCCCGACAGGAGCTTCTCTAGTTTCTCACTGCGTTCATCCAAGCGGCCCAAGGTCTCCACAATCTTCAGTATTGTCTGTTCATCCATTATAGAGTCACGGTCACATTCCAAAGTACTGCTGGTACCGCAATCGGAGCGCCGGTGATATTCGACAACCGCACCCGAACCTGGTTCTGGCCACTAACATAGGCCGACCAGTGCAAACCCAAGGGAATCTGAATGCCCTGTGCCGGTGAGGCATGGGCCACGCCATTGCTGTTGGCGTTCGAGATATGGACCGTGGCCTCCACGGTGGATTGGGCCCCGACCGTGCCAAAGGCCAACGTGCTAGAGCCTTTGATATAGGGCCTCTGTTGGGCACTCACCACATCTATTCGGCCGTTGATTTCACGAACGGCCTGGTTGATGACGTGTGCGGCCTCGCCGGGAAGGCTCTTGATGTTTGCTGGTCGCCAGGGTCCACCGGCCATATCAGTACCTGAAGAGGCCCAGGGCCTCGATTGAGAATCCGTCTAGCACATCCGAAACGCTATTGGCCTGACTTAGGAAGGTGAATCGGTACCAGCGATGCTTGGAGTTCGTGTGCGCCATAGGCAAATAGAGGTCCTGCAAGGGTCCCGTGGCCAGCTGCGTTGGGGCCAGAACGGGAAAGCTGCTGCTATCCAATTCGGAGTCCAGAATGGCGCCCTCGACCTGCACGGACAATGTGGTATCGCCACCCAAATAGAGCAACTGATTTAGGACCTTGCGCAAGTTGCTGTCGCCAAAATCCAGCCACGAGGTCTGGATGGTCACGGGAAAGCTCACCTGACCATTGCCCACACGGTCCAGCAGGGTGCCTGAGGTCCACTCATAGATGGGGCCCACGGTGCTGCTGAAGAGCCACCGGGGCTGACCCGAAGCATCAATAAAGAACAAGGAGCCCGGCACCAAGTCCGTGGGCTGCCAGATGAACCACTTCTTGGTGCGCAGATTGTAGACCGCTACAGTGTCCGGAGAACTATTGTTGCCCGTGGGCAAATAGAGCATGAAGTAGTCCGCCGGACCTTTGCTCACAAAGGAGGCCTGGGGACCAAAGGCGGCTTGGGTGTTGGTGCTGTTCAGAACATCCTGAATCTCCCAGCCCACATCCTGATAAGTGTTGAAGTCCGAGCTCATGACGCGCAAATCCGGCGTGAGCCACATCGAGCCCACAGGCTGTCCCTCGTAGAAGACCACCCGCCAAACATCCTGATTGAAGATGCCTGTCTCGTTGAACTGGATTTCGGGCTTCTGGAAGTTCTGGGGACTATCACCAATGAGCCTTCGGATGGTCCTTTCGGTGCCAATCCACAACGTCTCGCCATCGCTCAGAATGCCCTTGATGGTCTCCGCCGTCTCGGAGATGTCCAATTGGTTGGTTGCGGGCCAGGCCTCTTCCCATTTGCTCGTGGTGAGACCGTTGGCCGTAGTGACCTCATCCAGGTTTTTGCTGAAGTACAATGTGCTCCCGATGGCCCCATAGATGCGGCCCTTGTGCTTGGTGGGAAAGCCAATGGTCGGTGGCGGATTGTTGTTGGCCACGCCATGCAACAGCCCGAAGGCATCGGTATCCTGATAGAGCGGATTGGTCAGGAGCACGGTATCGGGTGTATTGTCCGTGTAGGAGCCAGTTCCATTGGCCAAGGAGGCCACTAGAAAGAGCGTGGTCTGGTCGTTGCCGTCGGCGGTGGCCAGCAGCACCACGGTATCCACCTGAGGGTCTATACAGGTGGGAATGCCCGTCACGAGCTGATTACGGTTTGTCAGGGGCCCAGTCGAGGGACTAGCAATAGAGATGGAGCTGGTGTGGCCCGTATGGCTGTTCTGAAAGGCATAGAAGTAGGTTCGGCCGCTCAGGAGCGTGATGACGCCTGAGCCCTGGGCACCCAGGCCCAGTGGCGGGGCGGCCGTGAAGATGGTAATCTGAACCCTATCCACCGAGAACGTGGCCGAGCCGGCTGTGGTCGAGACATTGTATTGTACACCAAAATTCCCGACGCCGTTTATGTCCGACGGCGACCAGGAGGCACCCCAGAGGTCATTGGGACCGCCAAAGGTGATTGTGGAGAAGCCCGGATTGCCCACAACGGCGGTCTTTCGGCTACCCGTCGTGAGGCCATTCTTGACCAAAATGGGATTCAGGTTTATTAGACCACCCGAGGTACTGCAGGTGATGGCCACTTGGATTCCCGTGACGGCATTCGTGAGCGTTGGTGCCAGGCCAAAACCCCCATTACGCAAGTCGCTAGAGGCCCCGATTGTGGCCGTAGCAGTCGCCGGCGAAGCGGGGTTATTGCTGAAGCTGCCATTGACATTGCTCCAGCTGGGTGAATTCGTAACGTTATAGTAGACCGTTGCGGTAACAATGCCGGCTACTGAGATGGTATTAGAAACATCATTGGGATTCGTAGAAACATCTATGACCTGGATTTTAAGGCCAAAATTGCTGGCGTTTATCTGGGCCGGAGTCCAAGAAGCGCCCCAAAGGTCCGTGGAGGCCCCATAGGTCATTGGGGTTAGGCTGGTTGGCCAGGGGTGACTGTTGGCATGATTTGTGCCCACGGCCGCCCCGCCTTGCAGGACCGAGATATTGAAATCCTTGGCCGAGAAAGTGGCGTTGCACTTTCTAGAGAAACTAAACACAATGCCGCTGATTGTTGCCCCACTTGGGATGTTGAATCCAAAGTTCGTCACCAAAAGACTATCGGAAATAGGTGCCACTACGGCATCTAGGATGGTCGAAGTTACCTGACCGGCCACTGAAACATTACTTGGGGTATTCCAAGCGGCATCTCCATCCAGAGCATCTGTGCCCGTCAGACAACCCAAGGGTCCTTGGGCTCCCGGGCCGGCTCCGGAGGCGCTTTGGTCCGCGGCGGTCGTGGCATCATTTGGCCCAAACACCAAGGTCCCGACATCGTTTATGTTGATGCCCCATTTGGTGACATTGAGGGCATTCAGGGTGCCATCGAATTTCTTATAGTCTCCCGGCACGCCATCGGCAAAATAGCCATAGTTCCGACTCAGGACCATACGGGGCGCCTGGGCGTTAGGCCCAGGCGTGAATAGACTAGGAATGAAGCTCTGGCCCGTTTCGGTCGTAACTAGGATGTTTGAGGGCGAGGTCCAAATGACCTCCCGTAGACCCAAAAGGTCATTCCTAAAGCTATAGCCCAGGGTATAGGGCACTGCCGGGGCTTGCAGACTAAAGAGCCCATAGCCCCTCCGACGCTCCAGAATGCCCTGCAGCACGGGCTCCACATTGGTGAGATTAGTGAAGTTGTCGGGATTCTGGGCCGGTGGTTCGGTCCAAGAGTCTTGGCCCGCGGCCCAAAAGCTCTTCCGGGCCAGGTAGAAGACGCCCTGATAGGGATAGTAGCGGTGCTCCTCACGCGCGGCGGTTATGACTGTTTCAGCCAACGGTTATGCCCACATACATCTTGAGATGAATCATGTAGTTGCCCAAGGCGGCCCCAAAATGTCCATAAGCTGAATAGGCCCAAGGCAAACAGGCCATGGCCGATGCGACTTTTCTATTGACGCAACTGCCTGCAATATAGGCCGCTATGGATGCAAATGACAGTTCAATGCTCTGGAATAAACAGTGTGAAAGGGCATGGGCCAGCCACAAATTGCCATTGGCATCGCGCCAATAGGGGTTGCTTTCCACAAAGTTGGCGTCCGTCCACGAGGAGGACTTAAGGTCGGCCAAGACGGCCACAAGCCACATGACTATGCTTCCAAAAAATTCTTTCATTGGGCGCCTAACCTGAACTAAAGGGAAAGTTGGCCTGGTCAACGGTCTCGTAACCATAATAGGCCATAAGGGCATTCGAGGTGGGGTCCGGACTCATGAACTCCGGACCCTTGGGAAACAGATTTTTATCTCTAATCATGCCCACGATACCACTCTGGTACTCCTGTTGCCAGTAGGCCTGAGCACTCTCATCTTTTAGGAATTGGGCCGTGAAGTAGTTCACACCAGCCACCAGGATATCGAAGTAGTCCGAGGGAATCAGTAGGGTATTGGTAAGCGCATTGATTTGGGGCTTGGCCTGGAAATACCGGAACTCAATCAGGTAGCCGCCCATGGGCTCCAAGAGGTTGGCCGTGGGAAAGCTCAGGCCATTGGTGGCAAATCCCGTAGGGGGCTCCACATAGGGCGCCGTAGTGCTGAGCGGCGTGGCATTAACTAGCGTCTCGGTGCCATTGGCCTGGACCTCATTTGTGCCGGCATTGAAGGCATACACATTAAAGCGGTTGTATTTAATGCCTGAGGCTGCAGTTGGGACCTCTTGCGGGGGCTGGACCACGAGCACGTTGCCAGCCGGTATGAACACCCGGCCCTCCAAAGAGGCCGAGCTCTCATTGCCCAGACTGTCCACAAACGTGGTGCGCACAAAATAGATGCGAGCCGGCAGAGCGCCTCCTGAGACCGAACCCAGGGCCGGTGGCTCCGGAACGGGTTGATAGCTATTCTGATTATCCGGCGCAGGGTACAGGTTAATCACACAGGCCGTGTCGGGGGCATTCCGCCACATTCGGGGCGGTCCCAAGCGCGAGGACATATCCCTGTTGACAAAGGGTGAGCTAATCAGCTGCTCATTGGTGCGCTTGAGCAAATGGAAGTTGGACCTGTCGTAGAAGGTATCGGTCTTGATGGGCCCTATATTGCTGATGTTCAGGCCCGTATCTACCACATCCAAGGGCCCGGAGCCCACCGGCCCTATCCAGTAGTCGCTCCGGCCCAGCTGCGTTACAAAGCGCTGGGGCGGACTCTGCAGAAATTTCCACCTCGATACGCGCATAAGCTGCAGCTGCACACGGTTGATGTAGTCCAAAAGCACTGGGTCCTCGGGCGCAATGCGCTGCAAGAGGTCCGTGGACACACTGTTGACCACCGTCTGAGCCGTGGGATAGAGACTTACACAGCCACCTTCCAGGCCCATGCCGGTGTTTGTTGGAACTATGATTGCGATGGGCGGTCTCCTTGCTGGGCCAGCTTCACATAATCCGGCATGCCCCTATAGTTGGGCTCTAACATACGCTTTGCGGCGGCCTTAAGCCTTCGAGGCCAGTTATTCATACAGCACTCACAGATGTAGGCATCGCAGAGAGAACAATAGCCACAGGTCTTATGGGACAAATCCTTGTCCACCAACCTACAGACATCACATGGCACCGAGAGGTGCTGGCCTGGAATAGCAATAGGCATCAGTTGCACACCCAGATTCCGCCCAGGCTCTTGGCCAGTGCACCCGTTCCGCCGCCTCCGCATGGGTTGGCCACGGTACAGTCCGAGCAACCAATAAAGGTTACGCCATTGGGCGGAGAGCCTAAATTGGCGAAGGTCGTGGTGCCCGGCCGGAATCGCTGACTTGGGAGCATACAAATTTCACCCGTATTCCCGGTGAAGGATGCCAGGTTGTTGGCTATTTCAAAGACCTCGTTGTTGCTCTTTGTTCCTGCCGGAAATAGCATCATAACGGGTGCGTAAAAATCCACGGCATGCGCGCTATCCACGGTGCCGGTAAAAGATGTACCTGGTGTTGTGGGATTTGAAGCCACCGTACAGATGCCAGAATACCATTGCCATTGGCCGTCGGAGATAAAGCCGCCCGTTCGATTACCCAGTATAATGCCGTTGCCCCCGGGATTTCCAGGATAGCCCGCACAGGTATCTCCAGCGCCTAACCCAAGGCTGTTGAATGTGAACTTAATTGGGTTGGTATTTCCAACAAACTGGCCATTCACAGCTCTAGCCCAAACTCCAAAAACATACACATCACCCAGGTTGAGATTTGTGGTATTCCCAAAGAACTGCACAAAGGCCATTCCGGACCCGGTAACTCTACCGGCGTTGTTAGTCCCATCAGGCGCCAGAATTCCCGGTGTTATAGTTCCCGCTCCGGTATTAAATGTCCAGCCAGTGGGATTGGTTGTTGCCAGGTTAGTCCCTGGAGCCAACACGGGTGAAAAACCCCTCCGGGCAACATCAATTCCAGTTGCTGTAATCTGGCCCTGTTGCAGGCCAAATTGCCCCCGGCTCAAGGCAGTCGAAGGACCCGTCGGGAAAACCCCGCCTAGCAAGACCATTTGGCCGCGAACCGGTCCGGCAATACGGCTAACCACTACGCTATCAGGAAAGGATGTGGCATTGTCAACCTGGACGACAGAAACTGGGATGCTTGTATCGGATGTTTCGACGTTGTCAACTCGAACGGCAAAGCCCCCGCCTTGGCCTGTGGTGACCACACTGGTAACCAACACAATCGGTGGGTCAGGAACGCCACTGCCTTCATAGCTGACGTTCCGAATATACATACTACCGCCATTGTTGCCGGGCCTAAGACGGATACATCCGTTATTCAAATTGATGTCGTCCATGAAGACCAGACCCGAACCTGCACCTGTTGGACCACTATCGATATTGATAGCCGCAGCGCCGGCTGTAACAACCTGTCCCGTACTTGAGGAATTGTTCGGCCCCGTGTTGGCATAGGTAAAATGCAGATTATCTGGAACACCCGTCACGGTAAAGCTTCCGTTGAAACTGTCATCTGGGATGTTTGTAAGCGTTACGGTATCCCCGAATAGTATATTGTGTGTCGAAGACGTGGTAATGGTTGTTATAGCAGATGCCCGCGTGGCTCCGGCCACAGTGAAAACTTGAGGAGAAGCCCCCGATACAGTGAGACCCTTTAGCCAAATCCAAAAGGACTGTGAGCCTATATCCAAGCCTGGTCCACCGCCCAGCCGGCCGCTACCATGATTCCAGGATACATTACTCATGGCAAAACCGCTGGAGCCGCCCGTACCGCTCCGATTGTTGTTGCTGTCGATACCATATTTGACGTAGGTGTTTAGGAAGTTTCCGAATGCAATATTGTTGATAACTACGTTTCCGGCTCCGCCAGAAATCCATACGGCCGGATGAACGTTGTCGGTGTTGCCACCGCCTGTCATGGTGCAACTGACAGTATGCCCGTGTGGTGCCGCCAGTGTGCCCGCGATACAGTCCAGAATTAAGCCGCCTCCGCCGCGCTTTAACCAACCAATTGGGGGGTTGGTGAAGTTTGGGTCATTGGCTGACATTAGCCACATGCCCCCTACGGGGGCCAAAGGTCCGCCATAGGCCACCGTACCGCTTAGCACAACCTTGCCGTTTCCCACCGTACCCACGGAACCACCCGGGAGGGCCTGTAGGGCCGCATATACCGTTAGCTTGGCACTGCCTAGACTAAGGCCATCATTGCTATCATTGCCATTTGCGGACACGTATTGGATGGGGTCGAGGGGTAATTGGGCCTTGATGGCCACCGTCGAAACCTGTGGGCCGGCCCCAAATACCCCGGCATTGTTGGTCTGAATGGCCCCCGTAGAACCCGCCGGCGGGCTACCACCCGAACCGCTCCCCAATGGTCCGACCTCAATCCCAGCATCATTCTTATAGTACATGAGCTTGTCGGCCGTCTTGCTATAGAGGTTGATGGTGCCAATAGGCGGCGTGGGACCGCTAGGAAGTTCCGTAAAATTCAGAATTTCGGCCGCTAGGGGCGTGGTATCCAGGACCTTAAATTCCAAATGGTCCGTGATTTCCACATTAGCCAGCACATAGGGCTGGCTAATCAGGGGGCTACCACCACTGAAGCTCAAATCGTACTTGCCACTGGGCACATAAAAGCCAAACCGTCCAAGCGCATCCGTGAGGAGCGTGTTTGAAATCTGTGTGAGGCCATCATCGCTATAAACAATGGCCGGCGCGCCTGTCCCAGCTGGATTAGCCGCTGCTGTAACCACCACGGCCGCGCCTACAATGGCCTGGCCATTTGGGCCCTGTACGTTATTGTTGTATCTCTGCATTAGACCAGCGATTCGCCTTTCTTTAGTGCGCTATAGATGCTGGCCCAAATTTGGGCCTCTTCCAGGCGTTTCAAATAGGTGCACTGCAAGTAGTTCACTCCGGCCACGACCATGTCCCGGGCATCCTCGGGCATGAGGAGCACATCTGTGGGATTCACAAGTGTGGCCACCTGTTGCTCATAAGAGACATTAATCTGAAGAGGGGCCTGGGGTGTGGGATAGAGATTGAGCTGCTGGGCCCCGATGTGCCGGAAGTAGCCGGGCTGAGCTACCTGTAGACTGATGGGGCTCTGAGCGGGCATACCAAAGGTCTGGGGCGGAGCTCCCTGCTGACCCGGGTTGGTCTCCTGCTTTTCAACCTGCGAGACCGGAGTGGTGGCCCGCTCCACTGGAAAAAGGATGCGCTGCCGAGTGAAGTCGTAGACGCCCAGAATGCGCCGGATGTTGGTGGGCGTGAGCGCATAGCCCGTCTGGCCTGCCACGGTGTTAAACTGTGTGGTGGCCACATTCAAATAGCTATAGACCGAGCTATGCAGACAATCCTTGTGTATGCGGTCCACCCAGGGTGTGAACTTGGTAAGGTCCGGCGTGCTAATGCCTATAACCTGGCGGAGGTCCGTGTAGGCGTCATTGGCCACGCTTTGAACAGTCAGAGCCATTAGTGGTCAGTATCCGTGTATTTCTCCCAAGTGCGCGCCGTTACATAGCCTGTGAACCCAATGGCTGTAAGTTTATAGAGCCAATCCGGAAGCGTTAGGGGCTGCACCTGCTGAAAGGCCGCTGAGAAGTGTGCCAGAAGAGGCAAAAAATAATTAAAGGTAATTAAAGTGCCCCATAGGAAAAGCAATAACGGCCGCACATTTCGAGGTAACCAGCTTTGGCTTTGGGCTTCGGCCTTGATAACTTCGGCGGATTGGGTAATCTCGTTACTGAGGGCATCCTGAAGCTTCTCCTGGAGTTCCAGGGTAATCTCGGCTATGCGTTCGTGATTTTGGTCGACAATGGTGGGGTCGGCCTTAAAAGCACTGACAATTTGCTTTACGGCGTCTCCAACTGAGCCGCCAACTAGTTTGGCTATGAAGTCTGTAACTGGCATCCTAGGCCCTCACTTTTCTAACTGAAATTTGACCCTCATCGTCGATTCGAGCCTCCAAAATTCCACCGGGCTTGATTCCCTCCCCGAACTCCAACGCGCCTCCGGGCTCAATATCATCCAAGAACCAATCCACAATATCCAGGTCCTGAGAGTGCGTAACCAAGAGGGGATGCGCATTGGGAAACCGCTTTACATAGCTAATTGTGGCCAGCCACACGCCCTTGAAGCGGTTGTAGAACTGCCTAAACTTCTCGCCTTTGGGCGGCCGCAAGTCGGGATTCTCCTGGAAATAGGTCAGAAAGGGTTTAGCTACCTCGGCATCCATGCCCTGCATAGAGCCCATGTTCCAGCTCCGGAGCCTGTCGGACTCAATTATCGGCAGGTCCAAACAGCCTCCGACAATCTTGGCCGTCTGAAGGGCCCGTTTGGTATCCGAACTGGTGATAGAAGTAATGCCTCGTGGTTTGAGTAACCCGGCAGCCTTGTGAGCATTCGAACGTCCCTGGCTGTTGAGAGGCACCTCCAGCCATCCACTGACCACATTGCGGTCAGGCAAATCATCGTTAGTAAGGCCATGTCGAAGCAAATAGAAGCAAGCCACATTAGACATCCAGTGTGCGTTCGAACCACGAGTGATTGAATTGCGTTTTGCCCAAAGAGGCATATCGTAGCAGCCGGGCCAATTGAAACTCCCTCAGCGTCTTAAAGCTCACAAGAAACTGCTTGGCCACGGCCTGTCCTTGATTCACTGCGCAGTCCAGGGCACAATTGGCCAGTTGCTGGTCCGCCACATCGTCAAAGCTCCAATACTCCTTATGGTAGATGGCGGAGGCTTGTTCAGGGGTTAGATTCTTAATATCCAAATTGGGGTGCCAACGCTTAGCAATTCCAAAATTGGTTTCACCCCCGGGGTCTCCAGGGAGTCCGGGGGTGTAGCCGCCCTCGTGAACGAGGACCAATTTTACGGCTATATTGAAGTCTGCCACAGTTAGAAATCCACTGTGTAAACTTTTTCGTCGCCAGTGCCCAAGTCCCCGGCCCCGCCATCCAGGGCAACTGTGGTGCCCCCACGCGAGGTCCAGCTTGAGCCCTTGTTGACTTCATTGAGCGACTTGCGGTCGGCGTTCGGACGGAGCAATCGAACCTGCTCCCTATCGAACATCTTGAGCCGCATGGTGATTTCCGAGGCCACATCCTGGCGAACCAGATAGGTTTTGCCGGGTTCAAACCGGTGCCGATTGAGCTGCACACCCGGGTGGGTGTGGTCGTAGAGGTCGGAGGCCGGAATGGTAATCTCGACAAACTTCTCCGGAGATGGCGTGGACTTGGCCACTTCTTGGATTTCGCTGGCTTCAAGTTTGCCAGCGTTGGACGGGATGGAAGTGTTTTCCGCTACCGTTTTAGACATGAGTCTCCTTAGTCGGTTTTGGTCGACGTGAAGTCATCGGCACTTCCGTCGCCCTTACCGAACTCCTTATTCATACTGGCACCGCGCAAATCTGCACCCGAATCAATGTGCATACGGCGCTTCTCGACTTCGGCTCGGCTAGTGGGTTTCTTGGCGTCGACCTTGAAGGTTTCCTGACCTGCCAGGCCATCCTTCACGGGCACCTGAGACCTAAAGCTGGGCGCGCTGTCGAGAGAATAGCCCCCGGACTCGGTAACACCGTTGCTGACGATTTCCATCTTCAGCTCTCCGAGGGGATTCGCTTTCATGCTTGCCATAGTTTAGTCCTTTGAGGGCCCAATTTAGGGCCCTCTGAATGGGGTTAATTAGTTGGTCTTGGAGTTCAGGCCCGAGCTGCGCACCACGATGACCCAGTTCTGGTTCGTGATGAGGCTCTTGAAGGCAAACTTCCAGCCAATCTTTCGAGACTGCTGCAGGGGGTCAGCCTGACCGCCAGGCGCCACAACATAGACGCGCAAATTCTGGAGGTCCGAAATCTGGTAGGCAAATCGTCCGATTGCGAACGAGCTGTAGACCAGGGAGCTCTGGCCCGCCGAGGCCTGTGAGGTGGCCGCGAAGGCCGGAGAGTTCGAGCGGATGACGCGGAAGCCATAGAGCTCTCCGACTTCACCACGCCAGATTTTCTCAGGCGCACGGAACTGTGCCGCGGCCTTGAAGTCCGGGTCCTTGAGCAAAGCGGCATAGGGCTGAGGGCTCGTTACGAAAGCATAATAGCCGCTCTCGTAGGGCCTGGCGCCGTTGCCATTGAGCGTGGCCTCAACTTCAATAAGGTCCACCGAGGTCACAACGTCCGAGCCAACGAGCGAAGTGTCGTTGGCCTTGTTGTTGGGCCTATAGACCGTGGTGCCGGCGTTGAGCACGTTGTAAATCAACTGGTCGTAGGTTTCCGCGGCCTGCAGTCCAAGCACATAGATTGTGCGTTCCACAAGGTTGTGGCGGGCGGTCAGTTCGGCCAAATCGCTCAAACGAATGAGTGCACCATACTGCTCGGTGATGGCCTCAAACTGGTTGATGGTGAGCGCCGAAGCGTCTGGCGGAACACCTTCCGTTAGCTGGGTAGGACTGGACGAAACAGAGAGCTTCTCTTCGCGCGTGAAGCGAATAGTTTTGGAACTATTCGCCGGCAAAGGATGCTTGTCACCAAACTGGTCCAAAATGGTATTCAGTTCGGCGACTTCCAAAAGGCGCGCACTCATGTAGGTAATGAGTTCCGCGGCTGTAGAACCTGCTTGTCCAGCACTCCCGGCAGTTACTGTGATTACGTCTGCCATCTAAAATCTCCTTTGATTTTAGGGCCTAGAATTGCACATCGGCCAGGCCGGTACGTTCCGCGGCTTCAATGATGGCCTTGCGGCCCTCGGGTGTGCTCAAAGAGGGTTTGGCCGTATGTGCTACGGTTTGACCCCTATCGGGCACCTGAAGACTGGGACGTGAGACTGGCTGGGAGGGCATTCTGGGCGTGGGATGTTGGGGTTGCTGGCTTTGTTTTACCAGCTCTGGCAGCTTACGAGCCTGCGAATGGTCCCAAACGCTCTCATACAGTTCCTTAAGTTCCTCCTGCATGGTGGGTTGGGCTTCGGCAAACTGGATAAAGCCGGCCAGCTTAGGCCGTTCTTCAAGAACCTTATGATATTCCGGGCTGTTATAGAACTCCTGGAAGGCAGGATTTTCCTTGGCCACTGAGGCCATGGCCTGCTGCTTCCCGACGCTCTGTACCACGGGCATATACGGCCCGACCGCGCTCTGGACAATTTCGTAGATGTACTGGCCCAACACATTTCCATAAGGGTCCCAGCTATCATCTCGTTGGCCCAGTTCGGCGGCCTTTGTAAGGTCTTGCGCGAACCTTCGACGGTCCTGCAAATAGGATACGGGCTTGGCGGGGGCAGTTGTCTGTCCCGGTTTAATCCCGGCTTTGCTAAGGGGGTCCTCTCCGGTTACTGCGGCAACCATGCTCCTCAATTGATTGATGAGCTGGTCTTTCTGCTCGATACCCTTGATGGCATCATCCGGGGTCTTGTAGACCGTACCCGTGGAGGTCTTTAGTTCGAACCTCGAGGGCTCAGATGCGGCCTTGGTGGCATCGGGCGCAGGCTCTGCCGACTCAGTTGTCTGGTCTGCAGGGATGGCATTGGAGTCCGCAATGCTTTCTCCATCTGCCCCCACACGCTGGAATAGGGAATCGAAATCCTCATCTCCGGTGGGTGGGTTCCACTCGCCATTTGGCTCTGTGGCTTCGGGCGCCAGCGTTGTGGTCTGGGCCTCGTTTGGTAATTGGTCCATGTTGCTCCTACCCGCTTGTGGCGGGCGCTTATTTAGCGCTTGTGGCGCTAGTTCCGTTTACGCAATCATAGCAAGGCAGGCTGTCGGGGCCATTATCTTTTGTTAGGCGCCAACCCTGTTGCAGGCGCTCCGTCAGGTGCCGGAGGCATAGTGTAATGTTGATTTCCATGCAGCAGCTCCGTCGGAGCTCATAGTATTTTGTCAAAATGTCCCTAGACGGGTCTGTTGCCACCGATAAGCTGGAGGGCTTTTGAAATGCGGTCATACTCCTGTTGCTCCTCCTCGAAGGCCTGCCGGGGCTCCTCGGGCAGGGGCCTTCCGGTCTCCTGCTTAAGCTGCCGCTCCACAAAACCATAGGCCTGGATAAGGGCCCTTAGACCGGCCACATCGGCCTCGGTATCAGTTTCCAACCGGGACCTAAGCATGGTCCGGGTCAGACGCATGCGCCTCAGGAGCTCCTCGAAGCCCAGATGGGCCCGGAGGCTCAAGATGGCCGCCTGGCACTCCTTGACGGAGCCCAGGGGCTTAAGGTCTTCTTTCTCGATTTCTACAATTTGAAGCTTGGCTTTAGCTGGCATTTCACTCCGGTGGGGGCAGTTCCCCCAGGCCTTCTAGTCCCATACCACCCGACCCAATCTTGCCACCCAACTGCCGCATCATCGCTGTGGGTCCCTCGCCAGGCGTTTTGCCTTCGAACTGGGCCTTGGCGGGCCTTCCACCGGGCTTGGACTTTTTGCCTTTACCAGGTCCTTTACCACCGGGGGGCTTGGAGTGGCCTGGGTTGTTATTGGGAATATGATGTCCGCCAATTGGCTCTCCTGAAGACGCAATAGGCGAGGGGCTCACACTAGCCACCAATGCATCGGCCTTGCCTTGGGCGTCGATTTTCTCCAACTCCTGGCCGTGCTGAATCTGCTGCAGCATAAGCTGCTGTTGCATCTGTTGCTGCTGTTCCTGCTGGACCTGTTGAGGGCTCTTTAGGAGCTCATCGATGTGCTTGAGCTCGAAGGTCTTGAGGAGCTCCCGGGTGGCCACTTCGCCATTGATGTAGGGATTGTTCTCCAGAATCTTGGCCAGGGCCATGAGGTTGCGCTGCCGTACGATTTTGCTGGTGGCATAATTCGCGGCCACAATATTGAACTGATAGGTCCCAATTAGTTCCTTGGGGTCTACCATGATGCTGGGCTGCTGGCCTGGCTGTTCGGCCTGGGGATTCTCCACCGACCAGGGCCTATCCACAAACTGCTGCACCATAGAGGCGCACATCTCCAAGAGGGGCTGCAGGATATCGACCTCAAGGTTCCGAATGAACATCTTGAGTCTATAGTTCGATTCGCCGATAATTTGCTGGATGCCCGTGGCGGTCTTGTTGCCTTGGGGTCCGCCTACGCCCTTGCCATAGAAGTCGCTCACACCCGAGGCCATTTCAACCATGCCCCTGTAAACATCCATGATTTGATAGTCCTGGGCAGCTGGCGTGAACTGCGGCAGCGGAAAAATCATCTTTTGGGGGTCGCCCGCGATGCCCACAAAGCCGCCTGGCACGTTGAACTGCTGCAGGCTCTGGTGGTCAATCTCGGCATTGATATCATAGGCATACCGGTGGTTAATACCGATATTCCAGTTGTCAGCAATCATGTTGCAGAAGCGGTTCAGGGCTTCACTGAGGTCGGAGATAATCTCGATTGCGCCCAGGCCAAAAGCCTCATTCGGCAACTTGATAAAATCCGAATGTATGATGGGACTTCGCTTATGGAAAAAGGGATTCTCGCCATCAAAGAGCATAATTGTTTCGCCTCCATAAATGCGTCGTTTATAAGGCGAATAGGCGGTGGCACGGAAAGAGGCACGAAGGTCCTTAAATGAGATGCCTTCGGGGTCTTCGCCAAAGGTCATGATGGTCCAGGTATTGTCGTTGCGGTTCCAGAATTCGGCCAACCGAATCACGATTTCGTCGGGGTCCTCCTCGTTGGCCAAGCGCTGCTCCAGCTCGGCCAGGCCCTCCTCGAAGTAGGCCGGTTGACGGTTGGGGTCGTTCTGCATGGCCTGGAGTGAGGCTTCCTGTTCTTGCCTAAGTTCTCTCCAGGTGCGCTCGGTCAGATGGGCCTCATAGGCCCCATCGGGGTCATAGAGGTAATCGAAGACATCGATAACCGTGAACCTGGGGCAGGCCTTGGGAACCTCTTCCTGCTTGGCCTGATAGCCCTGGATTAGAGGCTGTCCATCCGGTCCCATTACGGGCTGCATAGCGGGCTGACCTGTTGAGGGGTCAATCACGGGCTGGCCGGTCATGGGGTCCACTACGGGCTGCTGGACGAAGATTGGTTCCTTGCTTACAACGGTGGTGAATCCAAAATCCCAATCCACCTTGATAGCATTCTGGCCATAGATTACCAGATTGCGCACCAGCTGTTCGAAGGCCCCCAACAGATTGGCCTTGTGTAGCTTATCCTGCAGGGCCAACTGCATCTGGTCGGCTTGGTTTTCCTCGGAGTAAGGAGGCTTCTCCTTGACCTCAAACCAGTCCTCCATAGAGAAGAAGGCATCCATGGTCCGGGCCACGATGTTCTCCACCGTAGAGAATGGATAAGGTACGAAGGTGTTGGAGCGCTTGGTGATGTTGTCGGGATAGAACTTCTCGTCCCGTTGGCCTAGATATTGTCTATAGTAGTGGGCCCGTCGGAGGTCGTATTGCCTTCTAAAGTAGCGCATGCGCTTGAGTTCGGCGCTTACGAATTGAAGCTTCTTGACCCTTCTGGAGCGCTCGGACTCCTGCTGGTCATCGTCGTTTGCAGCGATGTTCTCCTGGGCGCCTTCGTTGCCGCCGCCCATCATTCCGCCCACAGGCGTGTTGTAGTGCGTGCCCATATTCTGGCGCACTCGGCCCGAGGCCCCCGTCGTTGGAAATGCGTTAGCCAAGTTTAGACCCTCGACAGTCTAGTTACGTAAATGTCCACTGTTGCAGCCGCCTGGGCGTTATTCCAGAAACGGATACTCTTGAATGAGTCACCAGTATCCCATACCGTGTAGGTAAGAGAGGGTGAACCCCCGGCAAAGCCTGTGGCCGACAGGCCAATGTCTGTGGCTGCAGCAGCAGCCATGCCCGTGGGGCCAAAGGCCAGATTGATGTTGGCAGCTCCGGTGGGTGCCGCACCCACAAAGAAAGCCGTCACCATAAAGAGCTGATTGTTACCCAAGGCTATTTCGGCCGAAGAGGCCTGACCGGCCAAAGCCGCCACCTTGATAACACTTTCGATACCACCCGAGCCTTGGGCTGGAACAAATATATGTGATAGAACGGCCATTAGTTATTATCCTTGGTGCGCGCCAGGAACTTCAGGCTCCGCACAGTAATTTCGGCAATCCGGCGCATTTGCGGGTCCAAACTCTCTTGGGCCAAGGCCTCCAAATTGGCCATGTCCAAGGCAAACCGCTTTTCGGCCGAGGAGCTCACATCCACAATCAGGGGCGTGTGGTCCCGGACATTGCCCTGGAACTTCTCGATGGAGGCCCGAAAGGCCTCTTCATTCGAGAGCGAGCCTTGGGCGTTGGCATTCTTAAGTAGGGCCTGCTTTACGGCGACTTCGTCAATCATTAGAAGATGCTCCTGAACTGGCCCGGACCCCTTACGGTGCCTTGGTAGGTGTCTTGTTTACTCACAAAGGCGCAGCAGTCCTGGCACCAGATGGCGTAATCGGCTCGCACGACCAGGGGCTTGCCGCTATTGCAAATCCGGCAGAAGAGCGCCAACGTGGGCTGCTTGCCGCCAAATGTACTAATGCTCACATCGGCATCCGGACCGGCAGGTGGCAGGGGGCAGAAGGGCACCACAATCGGAGGCGGTGTGACCAGAACGGGTACATCGTCTTCCTGTTGGCCCAAGAGGCTAAAGGGCTGATTATAGATGTTCGAAGCAACAACCGGAGCCACGACGGGCTGCTGCCAGAAGTCCTCATCCTGGGCAAAGTTCTGGACGAAGGTCGAGATGGTCTCATCGATAACCGGCAGGATGGGATAGGTCCAGTTGACGGGCGGAACTGGATTCTGCCAAAAATCCTCATCTCTGAGGGCGTATAGACCACCGGGTTCATTCTGCTCAAAGGGCCACTGCTGGAGAAGTCTTAGACCACCGGGGTCGGGCTGCGGTTGAAAGGGCTGCCAACCCTGCTGGAATCCATCATCCAAGATAAGGGTGAGGTTGCCAACAGGGTCCTGACTATCGAAGGCATCCTGGCGCAGGAGCCAGATGCTATCCGGAACAGGCGCCGTGGGGTTCTGCCAATAGACCTCATCCGTGAAGGAAAAGAGGTTGCCGGTGGGCTCATGCTGTTCCAGCAGAAAGGGCTGGAAGGCTCTCAGGCTGTCCGGAAGGGCCGGTACCTGGGGCGCCCAAACGGCCTCATCATCGCCTGTAAAGAGCGCGATAAAACCATCCGCATCATCGGCGTTAAAGGGCTGCTGGGGCTGCGGCCAATTGCTGGGCGCTACGCCGCTGTTCCAAAAGTCCTCATCATACTGGAAGACCGGAACTGTGGAGCCATCGTCCAAGAAGAAGAGCAACGTCCAGTTGGGGTCCCAGGGCTGAATCTGGGGCGACCAAAGTTCGGAGCCATCCAGGGGGTTGGTTGCGGCCGGAAACTGCGGCGTGGCATCATCCACACCCAAGGGCAGTCCAACAAAGTTAGAGGCCTGGACGGGCGGGACCAGCGCGGCAAAATCGCCATCATCCGGCGTGAAGGCCGACACGAATGTCGGATGCACGTCATCGTCTGTAAAGACCGAGGTCTGGGGCCAGTTAAGAGGCGCTACCGGATTCTGCCAGTATTCCTCTTGAACCAGGGGATTGTTGACCAGACTGCCAGCCGGGTCATCCTGGACCTGACTGAAGACTTGAGACGCAAGACTCGTTGTGCTGGCCGTAAGGGCCAGCGTAACAGCCAACGCCAGTGTGGCTCCGCACTGCTGCACCGTGGCCCACCAAGCGCCATCCTCATCAAAATGGCTGTCGGTCCACTGTCCGGCTAGCTGCTCATCGTCACTTGGCCAGAAATATTGTATCATTTACCAGACACTTATGATGGGTTCAGTTGGTGGGGGTTGGAACTGCGGCGGGCTATCATCCTCAAAGACAAAAGATGCGCCTTGGTTGGTGTCGGCAAAGGCCCCAAGAATGCCCAAACGGTCACCGCCTACGTTTGAGGACCAGCTCATTGTAACGGTGGCCCCGGACTGTGTTAGGGCCACTATCTTGTAGGCCATAGCCGCCCGGCCATTTGTAGCCACCTGGCCGCCTGAGGGCAAGGTGAAACCGCTTCCAACCGTGAAGCTATTGCTTTGGTTGCCGTTTTCGCCTACGGCATAGACCAGAACATCGTTGGCGTTGCTGGTGCTGAGAGAGCCGCTGGCCAAGGAAGTCGCAGTGGCCGCACCCGAAGAGGTCACGGGATTTGAGGCATTGCTATCCAGTGGTGTACTCAGGGCCGCGCCACTGAATTCAAAAACCACTACCGAGGTTGTGGCACCCCCCGAATAGGTTGCCCATGCCACCGAGACCGAAGTAACCGACGCGGAGTTGGGCATATACCACATCGTGCAAATGCCATTACCGACGGTGGGATTGCTCCCGGCCTGGGTCCATGTCTGACTGGCGCTGTCCGAAATGGTAGGCGTCAGGTTGCTGGCCTTGTCCGTGTAGCTCATTAGGACCAGCAGATTGCCCGCCGTGGTGGTAATACTTACGGTGTTGTTTACACCACTGTTGGGCGCGGCCTGGTTGTTCTTGGCTTGGACAAAGGCTATGGCCATTTAGGGCACTACGTTCGGAGTGACGTGCAAATTGGTTGGGGGCGCCAACGTGGAGATGCCACTACGATAGTTCACGTACTTGGGGCCCCAGTAGTATTGTTGGGAGAAGAGCTTGCCGGAATTGCCACCCGGATAGGCCTGGTTGAGTTGGTTAGCAATACCACCGGCTGCGCCATCCAATAACACGCCATGGTCCCAAATGGTGTCGCCCTCAGTTTGATATTGCGTTAGGCCGGTCTTGGCAAACAGCCAGCCATACATGGGCGCAATAAGCAGGTTGAGCGGGACCATGCTGCTGGCGCCACCGTTGGCGATTCCGAAATTGGTGGCCCCACGCCAGATGTCGTACTGAAACGCACCTTGGTCATCCGAGATGGTATTCCAGGCGTTCGTGAAGATATAGTCTGCCAGACACTTGATGGCCGAAGGAATGCGTGCATCCTGGCTGACCTTCTCATAATAGTCTATGAGCGCGTCGGCCTCCAGGCCGGTCATGAAGGTTTCCCAATAGTCGGCGTTTTGGCTACGGCAAATCTGGTCCACATGACCCAGGACGTGGTCCAAGTGGAATTGCAGCCAGAAGGAAGTGGGATGCGCAAATCTAACATTGTTCTGATTCGCAGCCGTGGCGAAGATATCATTCTTGAGCGAATAGGCCACTTCGCGCTGCAGATAACGTACCGAGACCTGGACCTCATTGCCTGGCGCATAGGTATGCGCATCCATCAGATTCAGGGCATTGAGCGAGGCCGCATCGTTCTGAGCCACGTAGTCCTTATAGGACCCTTCAGGGAACATCGTAAAGACCTGGATTGCGCCATTGTTGGGAATGACGTAGCCATCTCTATAGACCGCTCGGACGTTGGCCCGGCACTGCTCATAATTGTTGCCATCGTTTGTGAGGGCCTGGACATTCCAATAGACCCTGACACCATCATAGTACCAGGAGCCTTTTTGGATGGCCGGGCCGACAGGCGTCAGGTTGGCGTTATCGTTGGGCCGGATGGTCCTGGGACTTACATCCAGGTCTTGGGCGCAGTGGATTGGTCCATAGGTCGTGGCCGTGGACTTATAGGTAGCCAAGTCTGGAATAGCCGGAAAGGAACTAGGTGTGCCAAAGGGGAATGCAATCCCAAAGGGCGTACTGGCGGCATCCACAGTCAGGGGCATCGTGGCCGTGTGGGTTGGGACACCCGTACCAGAGGCCGTAAAGGTAAGTGTATAGGCGCCTGGCGTTGTGGTGCCACCCTGGTTAGTTAGGATGCGCAATTCCGTATTGGCCAGCTGAAACCACTTTAGAGTATCGTTGGCAACCGTGGTTGTAGAGACCGTGCCGGCTATGCCCAGGATTTGCTGGTCCGTCCAGGTCAGGCTCACGAAATTGGGCAGGCCTGTCACACGAACCGTAACGGTGTTATTGGGCACCGTTCCGACCAGATTGCCCGCACGCAGGCCCAAATAGACCCCAAAGCCCTGGGTGACGAACTTGGGCGAGACATCCGGGACCATGTAGTAGTCTGCGGTCCCGGCTGGCGCTGCGGCCGTTGTGAACTGCTGCGTGTTGTCTACGAAGCCGTAGAAGGCCGAACCACAGGGCGTCCCGCCGGATATGGCCCTGGAACGGATGCCATAACCATATTGTGTGTTAGGCAAAAGATTCGAGAGCGGTACACTGTGGCTGGTTACACCACCCGTATCTGTGATGCTCGTGAGATTGCCTGCGTTGTTAATCCCAAAGACCACCAAACTATCAGCTGCAACGCTGGTAGTCCAGGATATAGTCTCTTGGGTGCCACTGCCGTTCGGAGTGGCCACAACATTGCTGATTACAGGCTGAACACAGGATGGCGGTGCAGCCGCAGCGGCCAAGAAAGCCACACCTGTGGCCGTGGTGGGATTGTTACTGATGCCATAGGCCCAGACAGGCTTCTCGTCACCAGTGACGTTGGCCCTCACACCCATGGCGGCCTGGTTAAAGAACCAATTGGCACCGCCCAAAGGCAAGGGGTCAAAGGTTACA